CGGGTGTGATCGGCATGCGGTTGACCACCGGGTTCGTCAAGTTCCGCAGCGGCACCCGCGAGCAGCCGGTGGCACAGCCGGAATTACGAGAATTTGCGGTGGCAATTGATGTCGTCGGCGGTGCACCGGCCGGCAATGAATTGCGGGTGCGGCTGCTGGGAGGGTTTGCACCATGAAGGTTGTAATTTCAGCCGGGCACGGCAAGAAGATACGGGGCATGTCGTCGGAGTGGCTCGATGAGGTTGACGAAGCGCGCAAGGTCACGGCGCAAGTTGGTGACAATCTGCGTGAGGCCGGCGTGGATGTCGTCACCTACTGGGACGATATCTCGACCACGCAAAGCGAAAACCTCGAGCGCATCTGCGATTTCCACAACGCGCAGGGCCAGCATGACCTCGACGTGAGTGTTCATTTCAATGCCAGCAACGGTCAGGGCCACGGCGTCGAGGTGTTCTACACATCATCGGCCGGCCACGAATATGCCGAGGCGATCTGTGATGCGATTGCCGAAGCGTCGGGGCTGACCAACCGCGGCGCCAAGAACGACGACAGCATCGGCGGGCTGTATTTTTTGTCGCACACTAATGAGGTGGCTGTACTTCTGGAAATCTGCTTCGGGGATAATGAGAACGACTGCGTCACCTATTACGATGAAATGGATAACATCTGCGAGGCGATCGCCGATGCGATCACCACGGTGGGCGATCACGACGACGGCGTGATCAAGCCGCCCGATCCCGAGCAGCCCGACGACGACGTGCTGTTCAGCGCGCGCGGAACATGCAGCACGTTTGGGGGGCCATCCGATACCGGGGTGAGTAGTGACGAGGGCTTAGCATTCTTCTACGAATTTTCCGACGCGCCCTGGCTGTTCCTGAAATCGCAGCCGCCCGGCACGACCGGCCTGGCGCGTCGCATGGACAGCGCGACAGTGTTTTTCCTGGCGTGCCGCTGGGACTACGATGTGTGCAGCAAGGATATGCTGGCCAACAGCGGCCAGATGGCGTTGGTGACCAACACCAAGACCGGCGTGTGCCGATTGGCACATCCCGCCGATTGGGGGCCGCATGAGGCGGAAACCGGCAGAGCCGCGGACCTGTCCGAGGCGCTGGCCAAAAGCCTCGGCGTAAGTACCGACGATGAGGTGAGCGTCATTTACCCGTACCGGGCGCCGGCATAGGCAGCATCCGCTCGATCTCGCGAAACAGCCCGGTGATGGTGGCGGCCTGATCGTTGATGGTCTGGCGCAGTCGTGCGTTTTCTTGTTGCTGCTTTATGTTTTCCTCGGCCAACCGCAAAAGCTCGGCGCGCAGCCGCTTGATGACTGCGCTTGTGGTGCTCATGGCTTTGGCTCCAGGGCGCGGCGGGCGATGCGGTCCATGTTGTCAGCCAAGAACGGATCAGCAGGCGACCGCTTGCACAGGTCGGTAATCTCTTGCAGAGCCGCCCGCAGCCGCTCGATCTCGGCCTGCAACCGTTCAAGTTCCGCCTTCTTAATCATCACGGCATCGAAATCTGGGTTGCGGCTCATGGCTTGGGCTCTAGGGCACGGCGGGCGATACTGAATGCGGGCGAGTACTCATACCAGTCGTCCCCCGGCTCACAGTCCACGTCATTGCCGCCGTGTGTCTCGGGATCGTATTTGGTCAAGACCAGAATGCCGCAAGCCAAAGCCTTCTCTTGAATGTCGCCACCATCTAAACCGAGGGCACCATCCCAAGAGCCATTCTCGATTGCCCATCGGGCAAACTCAGCGAGGTCCAGCACGTCGGTCATGGCTTTGGCTCCAGGGCGCGGCGATCTTCTTCCGCATGAACGCAACACAGCGTTTCCCACGTTTCCTTGGTCAACTCGCTGTCTGGATAGACGCAGTTCCGCACCGCTCCCTTGTCAAAGTCCTCCATTGCGATGAACCTCCCGCATACGTCGCATCTGTTCCAGGGTTCGCGGGTCACGGCTTTGGCTCCAGGGCGCGGCACGCATCATCCAAAATCTTGTTGCTGACGTTCGTGAACTGCCGTTTGGCCCGGTCGTTTTCCGCGCGCACTGTTTCAAGCGCCGCCCGCAGCCGCTCGTTAATGATCCGTTCGCTGTGCAAATTGGCCTTCGCTATATTCAGATTAGCCTCTGCGACAGCGAGGTCAGCCGCCAGCCGCTCGATCTCGGCGGCGGCCTCGGTCATCACCTCCTCTGCCGCAATGATATCATCGGGGATATGGCCCGCACCTTGGCGCAGCCGCTCGACAATGTCGCTCATGGCTTTGGCTCCAGGGCGCGGCGGGCGATCAGCAAGGCGCGCATGAACAGCCCCTCTCCGCTGACGATCTTGTTGTTCCCCAACTCTCTGATTTCTTGATGCGCCGCCCGCAGCCGCTCGATCTCGTCGGCGGCCTCGCGCAATCTGCGGGAAAACCGCTGGCGTTCTTCGTCGGTCATCGCAGCGGCACCGCGCAGCCGGTAGTGATCACGATCACCACCATGATTGCCATGAATACGGCGGTCCACATCAGCAGACGCTGCAGCGGCGCGCTCATTCCTGATCCCTGCGCGCCGGCTTGCGGATGATCTCGCCGGCAAAATTCCGCCATGCCCGGATGTGGCGATCCTTGCGGATGCCGGCCTCGCGGGCGCGGATGCGGTTGGATTTGGCAATTGCCGGAATGTCCTGCTTGCCGGTTTTATGATTATGGCAACCTAGGCAGAGCACCTGACAGTTCTCCAGATGATCGCTACCGGCAAACGCCGCCGGGTTGCGGTGATCATAGTGGAATTTTCCCGGGGTGAGCAGACCGCTGCAGCGTTCGCATCGCCCCATGGCGCGGCGATAGGCGGCGAGCTTAGTAGCCTTGCTGAATTCAGCGCGCATGGTCGGCCGGATCGTCGGCGAATTTCACGCCGTGCTTGGTTCCCTCTGCCATCATGAATTCCAAGAAACTCACCATATCGCGCTTCAACATTTTAGATGATTGGTTGCCGTAGGGGATGAAGGCCTTGCCATCGAGTGCCGGCAAGAATTCGATCTCCTGCCCCCAGGCGTGCAGTAAAATCGCCTTCCAGTGTTCGGGTTCGTAGTGGCGCCCGCCGTGTTCAAGCTGATGGCTGAATTCGGTGAGCATCGCCCACATCTTGGCGTTCTGCTCCGACGAGCGGCGCTCGCCCTCCTCGACCACCATCATCTTGTAGCAATGGCCACTCGTCAGTGACTGTTCGGCTAATCTGCTGAAGCGATCCATCGGTTCCAGTGCTTTCCCTGTCCAAATCCAATAAATGGCCGGCATTGTCATTGGACATGCTTCCATGCTTCGCGGTGTACGATCTTGAATACCAGCGTTATTGAAATGCCAAAGGCCGAAGCAACTTTTGAATATGATGCGTTTCGTATCATTGTCCGAATTGAACGGACATCTTGATCGGTTAGCTTTGCGCTTGGGTGCTGATCGCCGCGCACCCGCGTTCCATGCAATTCTTTATCTGCTTCGTTTTCCGCAAATGTTGCCCAACGCAAATGTGCCGGGTTGACGCAAAGGCGATTTCCGCAACTGTGCGCTACGCCATGTTTTTCAGGCGGACATGGCCCATGGAATTTTTCGCATACGAATCGGTGCGCTTTCGTCTGCTTCTGAGCCTTTACACTGCCGTATCCATGACGGTCACAGCCAAACGGCCAATTGATGCAAAGTTCGGAAGGGGAAATTGTTTCTAGAAATTTCAATCCCTTACCGCGCTCAGTCCTTATGCCATCAAGTGGATTTCCGTATAGACGCCAGCGCCTATAGTGGCCTATGCAATAGCCGCGCACGTAGCGCGGTTTGTTGCAGCCATCGACTGAACAGGGCGCGGTCATTCGTCGGTGCTTTCGTATGCCGTCATCGCCGCCTGCAGGCTTTTGACGAAAGTATCCAGATCGATTTCATAGTGCTTGAGCATCCAGCAAATCTGGAATGTGAGCACGGTCAGCACGTCGTTGCCGAATGCGGACGGCTTGAGGCCGGCCATGCGGTAAAGCTCCATGCTGTCGTTCCACCAGACGAAGTGCTTGTCCTTGATGCGGTCAAGCAGATCGTTGCGCAAACTGCTGCGGATGATCGGTATGGTATCCTTTGTGCCGCCGCCCATGAGAAACCTCACAATCTGTTCCGCGGATGCTTCGTTCATGCTGCCACCCTCTGCCCATAGGCGCGCACGCGCGCGACCATGGCCTGTAGCTCGTTGTTGAACTTGGCGAGTTCGTCCATCAGCTTGTCGATGTAGTCCTCGTCGCGCTCGGCGCGGCGCACGAACATCGGCATACCCGGCCAGTACACGCACAGGTCAACCCACTTGCGGCCGGTGACCAGCAGCGCGCCCTGGCATTGCGCGATGTGTTCCGGCGGAAACCATTTCTGGTCTTTCTCGCCGGCGTCGTGGGTGGCGATCAGCAGTTCCGGCTTTTGCGTCTTGAGCTCGAGCACGCCGTCATCGCCCAGCAAGGCATCCGGGCTGCAGCCGACATAGGCGCGGCGCACAAAGCCCACCCGCGTCGGCCGGGTGTTGTTCCAGCCGAAAATGTAGTTGGCGCGCGCTTCATCCTCCATGCGGGAGCCGCGCTCCATTTCGGGCGATCGGAATGTTTCGGCCGGCTGGCCGGTGATGATCTCCCCGGCAAGGCGGCGCATGTAGGTTGCGCGCACCTTGCCCTCGCCCTTGGCCTGCACGTCCTTGAAGCAGGACGCGGTCGGGATGCCGAGGCGGGCCTGGAACCAAGCATCACTCCCTTGTATGCAGTCGATGATCTCCACCGTCATTGGGTTTTCCACTTGGCGGCGCCTGGAGACTTTGGCCATATCATGATCTTCTGCC